CTCAAGGAAAACCAAGCGGCTGCGAAGCAGACATTTGGTTTTCTGGGCTCATTAGCGAACGAATAATCCTGCGAAGCAGGATGTAGAGTGCGAAAGCACGAATTCGTGAGCTTATGATATAATACATTTTATAAGGTGGGAAATGCTTGATTTTACGGCATTTCCCGCCTTTTTTGTTTCTAATTTGTTACTGGTTCAGCGTAAAAAATATTATTTTAACAGGGCAACAGTTTCTCGTAACTGTTCAATGGTCTTGTGATTATACACCCTGTTTCCCACATCCTTTGACTTATGACCCATCAGCATATCAATACATTTTCTGTTGCCTTTGGCGTTGTCAAGATTAGTTTCAAATGTGTGCCTTGCTTCATGCGGGGTCTTGTCTGCACCTATCTTTTCCATGACTTCACCCCAACACTTATAGTAATTTGCCTGACTGAACTTTTTACCCTGATAAGTGAACAGGTACTTGTTACCTTCATCAACCAGTGCTTTCACAAAGGGTCTGATTCGTTCATGTATCGGAACAATACGGCACTTTCCGGCAGCGGTCTTGATACCACCTTCAAAGTACCATTCCTTGATGTTCACCTGTTCCGTTTTCATCCCAAGCAATTCTTGAAGTCTGAACCCAGTATAAATATAAATCAGCACGGTATTCACCCAAGGGTCATTTTTTATTTTCCATAGTGCATCAATCTGTTCTTGGGTGAATGGTTCACGGGTTGTTTCAGGTATTGGTGGGGCGGTGGTTATTTGTGAATACATCTTATCTATCAGGTCAATTTCAAATGCAAACCTGTCAAGGTGTCCGAACAAGTTCTTGATCGCCCATTGTGTAGAGTATGCACACCCGCAGTTGTCAATGCAGTCTTGCATCTGATAGGATTTCATTGACCTGTACTTCACACCGTAGTATTTGGAACAGTGTTTGAACGCTGAACGCAAGGACTGCTGATTTGATTTTCCTAACCTTGGTAACTTGATTTCAGACCAACGCTGATAAAGTACAACCAAGGTCACCTTTTCCCGGTCAATATCCCAAGGGTTGTTGTTATATTCAGCCAATAGAATGTTCGCCTTTTCTTCTGATTCAGCATAACCTATTGGTGACTGTTTGGCGTGTCCTTCTTCATCATAGATTGTCACCTTGGCAACCCAAGGGCGTGACCTATGACCTTTTAGTTTGGTTACGCATCCGTAACCGTTTGGGTTTCTTCTTCCCATGTATATCATTCCTTCCTGATTGAAATTTCAAGGAATGGATGATATAATTAGGGTTGCATAGCCTATATCATCCTATTCCTTGGTATAGAGTTATTAGAACCCTGACCGCTGCAACAGTTGGGGTTCATTTTTGTTCAGTTAATTAGGGTCATCAAAATAATTCAAATTGTATGTGATATAGACTGAATCAAAAGTGTGCTTTTCAGAATCAAAATTATAAACTTCAAATTCTGCAACGGTATCTGACACTGGTGAAAACTTATAAGTAACACCCGTGTCAACAACTTTTCTTGCACTGTCCTTCACAGTGATATTGAACATTTTGAACACATTATCAAATTCTTTTTTTATTTCCCATGGTTCAGTTGCAAAACATCTGATTTTGACAACTGTATTTTCATACAAAATAAATTCTGCATACATTCCATCTAAGTCATAAGTGTAAAGCTGCATCTGAAATGTGCCTTTGGAATTTTCATTGTTCCAATCTTCTGTTGACTTTGGTTCACCAAGTAATTCAACCAACTGTTCAGATGAAATTCTTGAATAAGCATCTGCATCCAAGATGACGGGAATTTCTTCTGATGATGTTTCTTTTTTCTGAATGGGATTCTTTGAAATATCCTTCACAACCATAATCACGAAAATAACAACAATTACTAAAACAACAAGTTTAATGACTTTTTTCATAAATCTGACCTTCCTTTCTTTTTAACGGTTACGGTTACGGTTGATGTTCTTATTCTTATATTTTTACTTTTTTTATTTTATAATCTATGTATTGTTAAGTATTCTATATAAGAAAAGTTATGTGAAAGTGTAACAACCGTAACTTTACCGTAAAATCAACGCTTTAGAACCGTAACCCAAAGCGTAACCAACCGTAACTAAGTGAAACTTACATGGATAATGTTACCGTACTTATGGAAAATTATGCCATTTTTTGACCGTCCCTTTTTTCCTTGACAGTATATTTTGGTAGTGCAACTGTATCATGCAATTCTTCCATGATCTTATTTTTACCAATTTCATTCAACTTGGCAAACAGTTCAACCAGTTCATACGCACCTGAACCGTAACACTTTTCAAGCAGATCGCAAACCCGTTCTTTCTGCTCCAGTTCCTTCCTGTTTATTTCCATTGGTACATCATGCCCCATAAGCCAAGCAACATTGACATTCAAGGCTTGTGCCAATTTATACAGGGCATCTTGCATTGGTTCATATTTTCCGTTTTTGTACTGGCTGATTTGTGCCTTATCAAGTCCTGACCTTTCCGCAACATCAACCTGTCTTAGTCCTCTGATGTTCATTGCTTCAATGAAGCGGTGCTGAAATGTATCAGGCATTAGTGAACACCCCTTTCTTATATATTATTGTTCGCCCTTCATTATAAAGCAAAGTTAAGACTTTTTCAATCAAACTTGAAAAAAAGTTAAGAAAACTTAAAAATAAGTGTTGACATATCTTTCCACTGATGATAAGATAAAGCCAAGTTAAGAGTTCTTAACTTACAGAAACAAAGCAAGTAGGAAGGAACGGGTGAAGCGATAGGGCTACACGCAAGTGACATGGTGGTCAGGCTGCCGGATAGCAGACAGAACGTGTGAAGAATAAACATGACCCGTCAAAGTAGTTGAAGAAAACAGGAACGGTAGGGCAAGAAAGCAAAGTATTCAGAACTATTTGAAGAAAACTGAACAGGCTGAACCAATCAGCACTTTACCCCTAAAACAAGAAACCGTTAAGTGGAAGAATCAACCGCACGAGATGACACAGCACTTTGTTTCACAGGTCAGGAAGTTCCCCGACTTCCTGACTATTTCAAAAAGAACTGTTGCAGCAGTTCCGGGGAAAAGAACCAAGGAATAGGATTTCAGTTCTTTCAAAAAATTGTCTATTGTATGTTGGTCAACAGGTTTTGGCGGTTTTAATGTGAAACCCCGGCGGTTTGAACAGCACCGTTCAAAAAGTTCAATGATGTGTAACAGGTTTTCAGATTTTAATGCGAAATCTGATAAAGGAAAGACACCCCTGATTGTACTAAGGTGTGCTGACAATAGACAACTTTTTGAAGGAACTGGGAAAGGATAAAGGCAATGATTGATTTCATAAAAGATGCGGATTGCACCAAGGAAACGCCCGTCAGATTAGGTGTTCCTGATGCACCGATATATGGCAAGGGCATCAAATTGAAACCAAGGGTTGACGGTAGAACTGATTCAGAGCATTTCAAGAAAATCTATTTGCCGGAACTTTTACCACTTGAAGAATATGATCTGATAGTCGTTTTGATTTCCGGCGGTAAGGATTCAGTTGCTTGTTACCTAAAACTTCTTGAACTTGGTGTACCAAAGGAAAGAATAGAGTTTTGGCATCACGATATTGACGGCGGGCATCCTTCAAGGCGTATGGACTGGAAATGTACCCAAAACTATGTAAAAGCACTTGCAGATGCAGAGGGTATCAAGTTAAGGGTTTCTTACAGGGTGAACGGTTTCTTTGGTGAATTGTACCGCATAGGTGCATCAGAACCGATTGAATGGATTGACCCTGATACTGGGGAAGTCAGACAGTGCAAATTGTCAAGTAATTACCTGAAATGTAAGGAACTGAAAGAACAGGCAACAGAAGAAATGGAAGAACTTCTGAAACAGTATGGTTACAGAATGAAGTTTCCGGCAAAGACTGGTGACCTGTCAAGGCGTTGGTGTTCCGCTTATTTGAAAATATGTGTTGCAGATACCGTTGTCAGTAATCTTGACCGACTGGGTGAACTTGAAGAACTTGGTGGAAAAAGACACAAGTTCCCGGCAAAAGGCGGTACACATTCAGGGCGGTGGTGCAGCGGTAACTTAAAGGCAGCAGTCCAAGACAGTGTGACGGCAAACCTTGAAGAAACCAAGCATGATAAGAAAATACTGATTGTGTCAGGTGAACGCCGTGGTGAATCAGCCGGGCGGTCAAAGTACAATGAAATGGAAATACACCGCACCAATGCAGAAGCCAAGGCACACAGAATTGTTCATCAATGGCGGTGCTGCATTGATTATTCTGAAAAGGATGTGTGGGAACTGCTGAAACGGCATCATATAAACCCACACCCATGTTACAGGATAGGTTGGAACAGATGCAGTTGTATGATGTGCATATTTTCAACACCCCGTTTATTTGCCGGGGTAAAAGAACTTTTTCCTGATGATTATGCAGCACTAAGGCATGATGAAGAAGTTCTTGGATTCACCCTTGATAACAAAAAGAACCTTGATGAATTTATAGGTGATACAAAGTCATGTGTCTGTTGGGATGACAGGAAAGCAATTCATTCAATACTTACTGGTGAGTTCACAACAGATGATATATACATAAATGATTGGAAATATCCCGTTGGTGCATTTCATGGTGCAGACGGTGGTTCATGTTAGAAAGAAGGTGATGAAATGAAGAAAATAGTTGCAGCATGGATTGAACAGATTCTTGAATTTCCAACCAAACTTGAATATCTTGCGTACATAGAAAGCCTGAAACAAGGCAAACCGCAGAAGTTCAAGGAAACATCATTTGAACAGTTGGAATCAGGGGTTGTTAGAATAACGATCAGGAAACAGTATAATAACAATGCGTTCCCTGATGATGAAAAGGAAGGTGAAGAAGGTGTTTGATTATTCAAAATTAAGAGGAAAAATCAAGGAAGTATTTGGAACACAGGCAAAGTTTGCTAAAGCAATGGGAATGTCAACCGTGACATTATCTGCAAAGCTGAACGGAACAGTTCAGTTCACTGCACCTGAAATGAACAAGGCGTGTGAAGTCCTTGGTGTTTCGGTGGAATTTATTCCACTATATTTTTTTACTGAAAAAGTTAAGACTTCTTAACTTTAAGAAAGGATAGGTGATAAATTATGAAATTCAGCGAAAAGTTGAAACAGGCTATGCAGCAGTTAGGAATCAATCAGGCACAGGTTGTTGGATTGACCGGGAAAAGTAAGGGGTCAATCAGTATGTACCTGAATGACAAGACCACACCGTCAGAACAGGTTCAAAGTGATATTGCAGTATCACTTGGACTTACCCCTGATTATTTTGAACAGGAAGAAACCCCGGTGACCTTCAAACCTTCCAAGTGTGAAGATGGCATCCCAACATTGTCAGTACATGAAGTTGCTAAGTTGATGCACAAGCACACCAACACAATAGCACTTGGGTTACAACAGGGCGTTTTCCCTTGGGGGTATGCGATTCATACCAGTGAACACCGTTGGTCATATTTCATCAATGCAAAGCGTTTTGCAGAAATTGAAGGGGTGGCAGTATGACAGAGAATAAACAGAAAATTTGTGATCTGCTGCTGATTACTTTACAGGCAACCAGTAATGCAGCGGATGTGTTAAGTCTGATACATGATGAAGAATCTGAAACCGTGACAGTCACATTTCTTTCAGGCGGTAAGCGTGTAGTGAATGTTGCAATGGATTCAGGCACGGCAATGATTCGTGACATAATGGCAAACCTTGGATGCTAGAAAGTGAGGAATAGGAAAATGGAAAATAACAATACCGTTCAGAATGTAGTGCATGGGTTCAAAGTGTTCAGACCTGATTGGACTTGTTCACCTAATGGCAACACTAAACAGTACACTTGCCCCGGAAAATTTGAGGAAGAAGGGGAACTTGATGTTTGCGGTCACGGTATGCACTTCTGTCAGACTGCTGCCGACTGCTTCAATTATTACAGTTTCAACAGTGAAAACAAGGTTGCAGAAGTCATTGCCTATGGTGAGGTAAGAACAGACGGTGACAAGTCATGCACTGACAAACTGGAAATCGTGCGTGAAATCCCGTGGGATGAAGTGTTGCGAATCGTCAATATTGGAAAGAATTGCACGGGTCGCTGCAACACCGGGGACAGGAACACCGGGAACTGCAACACCGGGAACTGCAACACCGGGAACTGCAACACCGGGAACTGGAACACCGGGGACAGGAACACCGGGGACTGGAACAAATCTTCTTTCAATACTGGTTGTTTTAATACAGAAGAACAGAAGATCATGCTGTTCAATAAGCCGTCAAATATGACCTATCGTGAATGGTTAGAATCTGATGCAAGATATTTACTGAATCAGATACCAAAGGATGTTGTTGAATGGGTATATGAAGAAGATATGACTGATGAAGAAAAGGCAGCACATCCAACCTATGAAACAACAGGCGGTTATCTCAAAGTGCTTGATGAATCTGAATGTGGTCAGTTGTGGTGGGGCAGCCTGTCAGACCGCAGAAAGGAAATTATCAAGGCAATACCAAACTTTGATGCTGAAATCTTCTTCCAGTGTACGGGTGTCAGGGTAGATGAATGATCTGCACCTTATGCCCCATCAGGAAGATGCACTGAACAGAACTGAACAGTTTAACCGTTGTGCTTATTATCTTGATATGGGACTGGGTAAGACCTTTGTGGGTGCTGAAAAAATGTATTTGCTGAACAATTCGGTGAATGTGGTCATCTGTCAGAAATCCAAGATAGATGACTGGGTTCAGCACTTCAAAGAATATTACCCAAGTGACCGTGTGATGAACCTGACCAAGAAAAGTGAAGCAATCAATTTCAGGACACTTGTTGATACCAAAGAATTATATAACAAGGATGTTCAGATTATAGGCGTTATCAACTATGAAACTGCTTTCCGGCGGGATTGGTTGCTGAAACTCAAAGGGTTCACACTGATGCTTGATGAAAGTTCACTGATAACCAATGAAACAGCACAACGGTCAAAGTTCATTCTGAAAATGCAGCCGGAAAGCGTGATTTTATTATCAGGAACACCAACAGCCGGAAAGTATGAAAGGTTGTGGTCACAGGTTCAGTTGCTTGGGTGGAACATTACAAAAAAGGCATTTTGGTCATCATACGTTCAGACTGAATGGGTTGAAAACGGTGATGGGTACAAGAATGAAGTGATAACCGGGTACAAGCACACGGGACACCTGAAAAAGAAACTTGCAGATCACGGCTGCATCTTTATGAAAACCGCTGATGTGATTGAACTGCCGGAACAGACTGAACAGAAGATATTCTTTAAGGTAACACAGGCGTACAAGTATTTTATTAAAAATAGTTACATCATGCTTGATACCCTGAATATGTGCAAGTTCAAAGATGATTCAGATTATTACGGCACGGATGTGACACCACGGGTTGAACTGGTCGGTGACAACAGCCTGACCAAGATGCTATATGCCCGGCAGTTGTGCGGGCAGTGGCACAAGGAAAAACTGGAAGGTTTGCTGGACTTGGTTGAATCAACAGAAGATAGGCTGATTATATTCTACAACTTTACCGCAGAACTTGAAGCAATGCAGAAAAAACTTGCTGATCTAAACAGACCCTATTCAGTTGTGAATGGGTCAAAGAAGGACTTGACCGCATACGATCAGGCAGATGATTCAATCACATTCATACAGTATCAAGCCGGGGCAATGGGTGGTAATTATCAGAAAGCAAACAAGATTATTTATTTCACCTTGCCACTTGGCAAAGGGTCATGTGATATGTGGGAACAGTCAAAAAAGCGTATTCACCGCATAGGACAAGCCAAACCGTGCTTTTACTATTACTTACTGGTGAAGGGTACGGTTGAAGAAAAGAACCTTGCAGCATTGAAGGAAGGAAAGGAACTGACAGATGAATTATTCAAAAATACTTAACTGGATATTTGGAATCATGGCATTTATCGGTGTATTCCTGATAATTGGTGCAGTCGGTGCATCTGACTATGCGGTTGAAATGGGAATATATGAACCACTTACCGCACACCTGAAAGAATATATCATTGGTGCGATTCTGATGATTCCCGGAATCATTTATTTGAAAATCACGGAAAGGGGTGATGAAACATGAACTATTCAAAGAACCTTAGAAAGTCCGCAATGGTAAAGCGGGTCTTAATTTTACTTGGTGTTGCCTTTGGCGTTGGGTTGGCAGTTGGCGGTGTATCAGTATATGCCCTGAAAACTCATATAACCGCCAAGGACAAAGAGAAATCAACAGAACGCACGCTTGAACGGGATAACACAGAAACCCTTGTATATGGGGCGTATGATGACAGAACATTCACACAGGAAATTTCCCTTGACTGGGGTGCGGGTGACTTAGATTTCACACCGCTTGACTGCAAGATGCCGGAAGAACAACAGGAATTTACATATTATCTTTGTACCGGGTACAACATTGATTTTACCCTTGTCATGGCACTGATTCAGAATGAAAGCAGTTTTGACCCGGCGGTCATTAGCAAAACCAATGATTACGGTTATATGCAGATCAATCAGATCAATCATCAGTGGTTGACTGATACCCTTGGTGTTACGGATTTTACAGACCCGTATCAGAACATCAGGGCGGGTGTGTTCGTACTTAGAAAACTGTTTGAACGGTATCAAGATACCAATATGGTCTTGATGGCGTACAACATGGGTGAAGATGGTGCTGCCCGGTTGTGGGAAAAGGGCATCTATTCAACAGATTATACAGAAAAAATACTGAACTATCAGACACAGTTCAATGAACAGTTGGGCGGTGAGTAAATGGCAGCAGAAAAGAATTTTGAAAACAAAGTCAAGAAGTTCCTGAAGGACAACGGGGCGTGGCTGCTGAAATACTGGGGCGGTGCTGCTTATACAAAAAGCGGTATTCCTGACCTGTTGGTTTGTTCAGATGGGTGTTTCCTTGGCATTGAAGTCAAAGCACCAAACGGTGAACCGTCACTATTGCAGTTGGTCAACCTCAAAAAAATCAGAGAATCAGGCGGGTACGGAATTTTGTTATACCCCAAGGATTTTGAACAGTTCAAAATGTTCATTGCAAAAAAATCAGAACTTAACGCTTGGTATCTTTCCAACATTGAAGATCAGAAGCGTTGGGAAATAAAATTATCAAAATAAGGAGTGAAAGAGCATGGCAGCAAAAAAGAAAGCAGATGCAGCGGTTGAGAATACCGCAGAAGTAACACAGGAAACCGTTCAGGAAGAAATTGAACAGGTGGCAGCAGACAACGCAAAGGAACTTGACAATAAGAAGTATGTGGTTGACCACTTACTTTCAACCAAGCGTGAGGGAATGGAAGATCTGATTGCCTACATGGAAGAAATCGGATTCTTTGAAGCACCTTGCAGTGGTGGAAATCATCTTGCGTGTCAGTTCGGTCTTGTTCATCACAGCAGAAATGTAATGATGGCAGCAGAAAATATTGGTTATGCACTTCTTGGCAAGGTCAAGTATACAGAAATCCGTGATTCAGTCATCATTGCAGCAGCATTACATGACCTTGGCAAGTGTGGTGATTATGGCAAGCAGATGTATGTGCCTAACATGATTAAGGACGGCAGACCTACCAAGGCAGAGCCGGAACAGAAATATAAGCAGTCTGAAAGCAAGCCTTTCAAGCGTAACCCGGCACTTCTTCCACTTGACCACGCAACCCGCAGCATCAAGTTAGCAACCCTTTTCATTGACCTGACGGAAGAAGAAGAATTTGCTATCAGATACCATGATGGTCTGTATGAATCAGCAAACTATGCGGTGAAGGGAAATGAAACCCCGTTATATTTGATTCTGCACTATGCTGATTTATGGTCAAGCAGAGTAACAGAAGGTAGCACAGATGAAGGAAGTGAAGAATAATGGATAAAAGAGATAAGAAAATCAGACGGTTAGAAGATGAACGCAATCATCTGATGGCTGAAAATCAGGAATTGAAATATATCATCAATGATATTCAGTCAGCGAATGACATTATGCGTGAAGATATTGAAAAGGAATGTGCTGCTGAATGTGGTTGTATTGTAATTGAAGGAAGTCGCACAAGTGCAGCATATCAGGATTTAGTTGGTATTCTTCTTGCAAATAACTATTCTGTTGAGGTCATACCAATGGATGAACGCAGAAAGTTAAAAATCATTATCAAGGAAAGTGAGGTATAAGAGTATGGTAAATGAAAGACAGGGAAAGGTTTACAATCCCCGCCCGGTATATAACAGAAAGTTATTACGTTCAGTGATTCGTGCGGGAGTTCAGAAACAGTTTGGTCAGCATCATGTTTCTGCTAATATGGCGGGAAACTTTGAAAAAATCAGAAAGGAACAGGTGAAATAATATGGCACAGATGCTTTTGATTATGGGTGAATCAGGTACAGGAAAAAGTACCAGTATGAGAAATTGCGATCCGGCAACAACTGCCGTTGTGAACCCGGTTGGTAAGCCGTTACCGTTCAAGGGTAAGTTCACAATGCTGAACAGTGAGGTTGAATCACGCAAAATCTGCAAGTTTATGAAGGAACAGGCAGCAGCCGGGAAGAAGTTATTGGTTGTTGATGACTTCCAGTATATTCTTTCAGTTCCGTACATGAACCGTATTAAGGAAAACGGTTGGGATAAGTGGAATGATTTTGGTGCAAATTACTTTGAAATCATTGAGGTATGCAAGGAACTTCCTGATGATGTGGTGGTTGCTTATATGACCCACACAGAAACCCTTGACAATGGTGTTACCACAATCAAGCTGATTGGAAAATTACTTCGTGAGAAGATCACCATTGAAGGTCTATTCACAATCGTTCTTAGAACAGGCGTGAATGAAGGAAAATATTATTTTTACACACAGAACAGTGGCAAGGACACCGTGAAGTCACCTATGGGAATGTTTCCGGCATACGCCATTGACAATGACCTGAATTATGTAGCCGATAAAATTCGCAACTTCTATGAAGTTGGTGAGTATAAGACAGATGCAGAAATGGGTCAGGCTGATGCACAGGCTGCATCCGATCTTGAAAAGCCGGACGCAAATGGTAGACGGGCAAGAGGTAGTAAGGCAGCCAAGACCACAA